ACCTATGTTGGATGCACCGTTTGTGATGAATGGCTAACTTTTAGTAAATTTAAAGCATGGATGGAGACTCAGGACTGGGAAGCGAAAGAGCTAGATAAGGATCTATTGGTTAGTGGCAACAAAGTTTATGGGCCTGATACGTGCATTTTTGTTTCTCAAAAAATAAATAGTTTAACTATATTCCATGCCTCAAGAAGAGGAGAATACCCAATTGGTTTGTATTTTAATAAATCAAAGAGAAAGCTAAAATCTCAGGTAAATATAAACTCTAAAGTTACACACCTTGGTTATTTTGACTGCCCACACCAAGCCCATCAAGCATGGCAGCGTGCAAAGATAGCAATCATCAGGGATGCTGCTAAGGAAGAGAATGACGAAAGGCTGGTTGCGGCACTGAATAGGATTGCAGACAAGGTACAGGGTGATTTGGATATCGACATAGAAACAACTCATTACTAATAAAAAAGCCCACATACAGTGGGCTTTTTTGCTATTCACCGTATTTATCTTCCCATTTTTTTCTTTCTTCCTCCATTCTTTCAGTTAGGTTTTTTGTTAATAATGGTTTTCCGTTTTCATCTAATAGCACAGTAGTAATCCCACAGTGGCAATTCGCCTTGTTTTTTATTTGGCTATAGAATTCTTCCACCTGCTCCCTTGTGTACACCTTCCCAGATCTAGCCGCATGTGTTGGCCTAGTTGTTGGAAGAAATGCCGAAGTGTGGAGTAGGCCCGTTTTTATGCCGTATTCTTTTTCTACCCTGGCGTCCTCGTTTATCGTCGTCTGTCGCAAAGTATCAGTTATTTCGGTTTGCGCATATTGACGCGCTTTACTTCTGCTAACTCCTAACCTATCGCTTATTTCTGTTACGACACTCTTAGGATTATTCCCGCTTGCTACTGCTTGAGCGATCACTTGCATCAAATCCGCTTTAGTTTGTGCGCTAAGACCAACCCAGTGAGAATAACTCTTAAACTGAGCTGTCGCGATCGCGTTTTGATATGGTTGGCTATGAATGATATTAGAAAGCGACTTAGCAGCGGCGTAGGTGGCACTAACGGCGGCTATGTTCGTGTATGCGATAGCCGTTGCTTTCTTTACTGCCTGCTCGCTGAACGTTGCATAGAAAAAGTCATCGGGTGATTTTCCATCTACTAGCCACTTATCAAGAATACGCTGCGTTGTCTCAGCAAGTGCTAAGCGATCAGCATTAGATAGGCCATAAGCCACCTCTGCCAGATCGTTAAATGCATAGACTGGTATTGCATTGAATGCAGCTAGCAAATCGCTCTCAGCGCCTTTAAAGCGTGCGTCAATCTCTTTTAGTGCCTTGGTTAAGATACGATTTGCACCTACCGGATCTGTCTTGCTGCGTGGGATTATTGGGTTTTTCATGATGATCCTTAAATAATATTTGTATTATAACAAATGATTGCGTATTATTCTATACATGAAGATAAGACAACCAACAAAGCAGGAGGCAGAGACGTTTCTCAAGAAGATGGCGAAATATCCAGATTATCAGGATGAATGCGTCACATTTTGGAAAACATCTTTCAACTGCGACCATTCAAAAACACTAGAGAAAGTAAGGACGGTAAAAAATGAGTGAAATTATTCTAGGGCCATATTCTAAGCAACAAATAGAAACACTTCACAACATAAAAAAGGTGAGTGGCGGGAAAAATACAAGACGCTTGGGCTGCTTCGTAAGATGATCTACGCAGAACCAACTAAGAGCATGAAGAGGAAAGCAGTGTATTTTATAGTCGCTAAAAATTTAAATATTGATTTGTGATTTAGTGCTTGCATAGTTTTATGCGTTAGTTAATAATGCAGGCATACCAAACAACTTAACGGGGTTAGAAAATGTCTGAAAAATTATTCCACATACATTGCGTTAACGTAAAAACTAAAAAAGTAACCGTGATGACATCGTCGCCATTAAACCATCATGAAGCATGCACGATGCTAAGTAAGCTTACCAAGCATGACCATGCTGATTTAATTCTTGTTGAGGCTAAGTGATGACGTACTACATAACCACAAAAACAAGCAATATAAATGTAAAGGATCCATTGCCTACGCATCTATGGAAACGCAGCTCAAGAACAAACGAGCCAATATGCAGATGCGGCAAAGGTTATGGCAGTGAGTACGATGGATTATGTGTAAGTTGTCGCGGTAGTGCTGCTGATAAAGTTAAATGGGAGAAGATGAAATGAAAAAATACGACCACCACACATGGCTAATCCCAGAATGGGAGCGGATGGATAGGCCAGAGGTTGAACGATATTCAAACATTCGTGAACAGTGGGAATTAGATGAAGACCCTGATTTTAAGCCGGTGTTCCAATACCGCATCAAATCCAAGCCGTGGATTAATTGGGAGCATGTGAGTGAGTTATTAACGTGGCTAGCAACTGGGGCCGATGGTTCTTCTTGCCTTTTTACTGCAGAGCCATCAATGCCTAGTCTTAAATGGGAAAGTAAATCTACAACGGCCAGCCATGCTGCTGATAACTTCTCATCATTCACCCAAGGAAAATGCGACTGGCGAGAGTCGCTAGTGATGCGGCCTGTTGTTATTGGAGAAACAAAATGAACAAAGAAAAAATGGTTAAGGTGCGGTTGTTGAATAAAGGTGGGTATGACGATCTTCAAGCAATTAAATTCCCTGTGGACGTTTATGCTAAAAAAGATAAAAACTCGAGTGGTGTGTATGTAAAAGATTCCGAGTTTGGCGTTGTATGTTCAATTATTTCAAATGATGGTGTTTATTGGTTTCCCCGTCGCGAGTTCGATATTATTGAAGAAGAGCCAGCACCACAACAGCAACAAACTATTGAGCAGTTACTTAAAGAACTAGCACAAGTAAATACAGATGGATTGGCATTAGCAAATAGAAAAAATGAATTGCTTGGAATTCTTAATCTAAGGTTAAATCCATACGGCTATCGATTAGAAGATTAACAAAAAGCCCCATAACGGGGCTTTTTTTACATCACTGGCTTATCTTTAGGCGGCGTATCCGTAGGCACATCCACTACCGGCCTTTCAATCTCCATCGGATCATAATCAGCCATCAATCGCATCTCCTCTTGCGTATAAACTGGCTCGGCTCCTGATTCAAACGTCACTTTGTTTGTATCGGCCATGATCTTGGTCTTCTCTAGCCGATCTTTGTCGCTTGGCTCAAGTAAATCAGACCATTCAATCTTGAACTCGCCAGCCGGTAGCAGGGTTGCTGCCTGCATGCGATGAATAAACTCAGTTAGCATAGGCTCGCATTCATTTAAACGGCGTGATCCACAACGGTTTGCAGTATCAGTCTTATCTTGATCAGATGCTAGTCGGCCTGTCTGCTGACCGAATAGAACGGTAAATGGCAACTGAACAGACGCAGCAAACTCATTAGCAGGTACAGCCCATGGGCCAGTAGGATCTGCAATGGTTGTTTGTAGTGTCGTTACCTTTGCACCCTGCAAGACAATCGCCGCGTCCTGGTTTGTGTTTAGTGCGCGGATCTGCTTATTTAGAGCGTCCTTTAGGCTAACTGGCTCTGCTCCATCTACTCCCTTTACTGTCGGATCTGCATCCTTATCAAACTCAACAGAAACCGTGCGTGCTGAATTCTTTAAGAATGACTCACCACTACCGCCAGAAACTTTACACATATCAATAATGTGATTGAAGCCAGCCTTTAATAGTGGAACAGTCCGCATCTCTTGAACACGTGTCCAATGGATTTGTACCTGTGTTACTGGCTGCTTATACTGAGCAAATGGCCTGTTCTCGGTATAGCTCCACATGGTAGGCTCGCCATAACGCTCTGAGCTGGTGTCCATATCCCAAGCACTAGCCTTAATCTCATTTTCCCAGCAAGGGATAAGCTTTACTAGACGCTGTGCGGTTTCAAGCGGTTGATCCCATCGCTTGTTATCCGCTACTTGATAAATGATAGCCGAGTAATAACCTACCAGACCCCGGCGATCCAGCTCAATAATTTTATTCCATACATTCGTTTTCTTTTCTTGGAAAAATACACCTACCTGTTTTTCCCATGTGGATTCGTTATCCTTACCATCATCAAGTTTAATGCGCGGCACTTTCTCCCAGCACTTACCAAGGATACGCTCTACCGCACCATGCCCAGCACCAGTTCTCTCGTATGCTGTCTTGAACTCCTCGAAACTGATCTCAGTCGGGTAGCCATAGGTACACCATGCATCAGGCCGCTTACTGTCTAGTGACATGCTGCCAGCAAACGCTTGGCGAGCTGCTGACACAGCGCTATTTATCGTCATCATTAAGTTCATTCTGTCAACCTCGGATAATTTTTATCATTATAACAACTAAATGCAAAGATAGTGCTTGCATAATTTTATACACTTATCTATACTCACTACATCGAATCAAACAACGCAACGTAACGGAGTTTCAAAATGATTAGCCAAATCGAAGCAATCATCCGAGCAAAACAAGAACGATTTATTTTAACCACCACGCTAAAACAATTACGCAAAGCTGGCGCTTGCTACGGAGGATATAACAAAGTTGTCCGCTCGCTGCAAAACTTACCATTTACAGAAAAAGATAACGATAGTTGTAGCTATATCCGATTTGCTCACAAAGAAGAAATCAATATTCTTGATATTCTTGAATCAAACGGAGTAGATGACTGCTTGTGGGCGCTATGTGCAACGACACAAAAATGTGACAAAGTAGCTCGTTTAATGGCGGTTAAATTTGTGCGTGAAGTTCAGTAT